AAACATGGAGACGCAGAATTCTTTGACAACTATAATGGTGTTGAAGATGAAAGCATGGACATGCATGGTGACTTTGCTTCACACTTAGATGATGTAGTTGCTAATTCAAAACATGAGCAAGGTCCAAATGAAGTATCAAGCATGGGCATGAACAAATACGGACTTGCGGCAAAACATAAAGATGGTAAATTTATTTCTTACAAAGACGGTAAGGAAACAGGTACTTTTGATTCAATCGAAGAACTTGAAAAACATCAAAAAGAATTAATACAAGACGAGTCAACAACTTTTGAAGGCAATGCATTTGCACAAGCAGTACAAAAAGCAAAAGCGGCAGGCATGAAGAAAGGTGATAAGTTCAAAACACCAGACGGTGAAGAACACACACTTGAAGATGCTATCAAAATGGCAGGACTTAAAGTAGAAGATTTTTGGACAGCAGATGAACTGATGGCCGAAAAAGAACCCACTGACGATGATACCATGGACGTTAAAATTGGTCCAGATGGTTCAATATCAAAAGCAGATGGGGACGCAGAAGAAAGAGGTGAGAAGAAAGAACTTGACTTAGATGAATTCATCAAAGGTCATTTTGATTACACAACTAACAATTTTCCAAAAGGTGAAACAGCAGTACTTACAGCATGTGAGAAAAAATATGGAGACGAAAGTCTTGCTCCTGCGGCAGTCATTATGAAAAAGTTAGTTACTAACCAAGATGGTGAGATGGAAAGAATCAAACATTTAGCAGGTTTGGATAACTAATTCACTTTTTTGACAAAGTTCCACTTGACTTTATAAGTAAGTTTGTGTTATACTGTTTACAGTACTGCACAATCAAGGCAATACAATAACAGCCAAAGGCAAATTATATAGGAGGCTTAACAATGGCAACATTAGCAGAAATAAGAGCTAAACTGAAAGAACAAGAATCACGCACAAGCGGTAATTCTTCAAGCGGCGGCGACAACGCAATTTACCCATTTTGGAACTTAAAGGAAGGCGAACAGTCAACTGTCCGTTTCTTACCTGATGGGGACGACACAAACACTTTCTTTTGGAAAGAACGTTTGATGATCAAACTACCTTTCGCAGGTTTAAAAGGCGAAACTGACTCAAGACCAGTACAAGTGCAAATCCCTTGCATGGAAATGTATGGTGAGTCATGTGCAATCTTAAACGAAGTTCGAGGTTGGTTTAAAGATCCTACTTTAGAAGATATGGGTCGTAAGTATTGGAAGAAACGTTCATACGTATTCCAAGGCTTTGTAACTGAAAACGGACTGTCTGAAGATGGTACTCCAGAAAATCCAATTAGACGTTTTATTATTGGTCCACAAATTTTCCAACTTATTAAAAGTGCGTTAATGGATCCAGATATGGAAGAACTGCCAACTGATTACACTTCAGGTGTAGACTTTAGAATCGTAAAAACTTCTAAAGGTGGTTATGCAGATTATTCTACAAGTAACTGGGCACGTAGAGAGCGTCCTTTGACTGAAGTTGAAACTGCGGCCGTTGAGAAGAATGGTCTATACAACTTGTCAGACTTTTTACCTAAGAAGCCTTCAGAGGTTGAAGTAAAAGTAATGCAAGAAATGTTCCAAGCATCTGTAGATGGTGAAGCATATGACGCAGAACGTTTTGGTCAATATTTCCGTCCAGCGGGAATGGCGGCGAGAACTGGTGATCCACAAAATAGAGCACCAGCAACTGCTCCAGCGGCAACAACTGCTCCGGCACCTGAGGCAACTCCGGCTCCAGTAGCAGAGGCGGCTCCAGCGGCAGTGGCACAAACTGCACCAGCGGCAGAACCTAAAGCAGACAATAGTGCGGAAGACATTCTTGCAATGATCCGTTCACGTCAAAACTAATATAGCAGTACAGTGTGTGGGGGCAACCCCACACATTATCTGAATAAGGAGATAATATGGCTAATAAAGCATTTGACGTTTCCAAGTTTCGTAAAAACTTGACTAAATCGATCACAGGCATGAGTAGTGGTTTTAACGATCCTACTGATTGGATTAGTACAGGAAACTATGCCTTAAACTATCTTATTAGTGGCGACTTCCACAAAGGTGTTCCATTAGGTAAGGTAACTGTATTTGCAGGAGAGTCAGGAGCAGGTAAGAGTTATATCTGTGCAGGTAACATTGTAAAGGCGGCACAAGATCAAGGTATCTTTGTTGTACTAATTGACAGTGAGAACGCACTTGATGAAACTTGGCTACAAGCACTTGATGTTGATACAAGCGAAAGCAAACTACTAAAACTTAATATGTCAATGATTGATGATGTTGCTAAAACAGTGTCAACGTTTATGGCAGATTACAAAGAAATGTCGGAAGAAGAACGTCCTAAAGTATTATTTGTAATTGATAGTTTAGGTATGTTGTTAACACCAACTGATGTTGACCAGTTTAACAAAGGTGATATGAAGGGTGACATGGGTAGAAAACCTAAGGCACTTACATCACTTGTAAGAAACACAGTTAACATGATTGGCTCACACAATGTAGGACTTGTATGTACTAACCATACGTATGCATCGCAAGATATGTTTGACCCTGATGATAAAATTAGTGGTGGACAAGGATTTATCTATGCGTCATCTATTGTAGTAGCAATGAAGAAATTGAAACTAAAAGAAGATGAAGCAGGTAATAAGATTAGCGAAGTACGTGGTATTAGAGCAGGTTGTAAAGTAATGAAGACACGTTACGCAAAACCGTTCGAAGGTGTACAAGTTAAAATTCCATATGAAACAGGAATGAATCCTTACAGTGGACTTGTTGATTTGTTTGAGAAAAAAGATATGCTTAAGAAAGACGGTAACAGACTTAAATTTGTATCCAAAGATGGAGAAGAAATTAAGGAATATCGTAAAGCATGGGAAGCCGGCGGACCTTTACTTGACAGAGTCATGAACGAGTTCAGTGAAGTTCAGTCAGAGGTAATTACTGATGTAGAGGAAGAGGCACCCGAAACAATCGAACCAGTCACAGAGGAGTAAGTTAAGTATGGATAGTTCACAAATCGTAGATACCTGGAATCTTTTTAAAGAACATACAGATAAAAAGCAAATAGAAACGTTAGCAGAAAGATTTGTTGACTTACTTGCAGATTATGGTGTGTCCGATGAAGCACTTAAAGAGAGTTTAGGTACAGATGATCATCTTGATGCGGCAATTAACTACTATCTTGATATTGATGAGGAATTGACTGCTGACGATGACGATTGGGATTAACTATGTGGTATAGCCAAATATCAAAAGATATTAGTAAAATACCTGAGGCGTTAGACTATTATAACGATCAGTTATTACAGGCTAAAAAAGAAATCCGTATATTCGGAAGTCTTGAGAAGGCCGCGGCAGAAATGCCCGGCCTTGTCGAACAACGTTTTAATCAGTTACAAGAACTTGAAGCAATATTAGAATATCTTAACATCGAATTACGTAGATTACGTAGTACGTTTTTTAAGAAGTATCTTGAAAATTATCAACGAGCATTGTCAAGTCGTGATGTAGAAAAGTATGTTGACGGTGAAGCAGATGTAGTTGATATGGAAAAGATCATTAATGAATTTGCACTAATGCGTAACAAATGGTTAGGTATTACTAAAGGCTTAGATCAGAAGCAATGGCAAATTACTAACATTGTTAAGTTACGTGTAGCAGGTATGGAAGACGCTACAATATGAAGCACTTAGATAATGGTTGGTGGGTACCTGATAACGAAATAAAAATTACAAGTCATGTTGCTGATAACGAAGATCAAAATAACCCAACATACGAAGAACGTGTTCGTAGCAAAATTTTAGAAAATATTAAAGAATTCAAAACATTTATTGATGTAGGTGCAAACATTGGTATATGGTCGTATCCATTTAAAGACAAATTTAAAAAAGTTATTAGTTACGAACCAAGTCCACGTAATTTAGAATGCTTGTATAAAAATATGCAAGGCGAAGGTGATATACGTGAATATGGTCTTGGTAACGAAAACACAGAAGCAGAATTTGTAGACAGTGATGATAACTGTGGTAATGCACACATTGTAAATAAAAAGAAAAAACATTCATATACTATTAGAGTAAAAAAATTAGATGACGAAAATTTAGAGTCATGTAGTTTAATAAAAATTGATGTGCAAGGCTATGAATGGCCTGTAATACAAGGCGCAATGAAAACAATAGAAAAGTTTAGACCGTGGGTAGTGTTTGAACCTAATCAAGATGTAAATGAAATGATTTCTTATTTCCATAATTTAAGATACCATCCTATCTTAGTAAAAAGTAAAACTTGTTACATCTTTGCTCCAGAGGAAACTATTGAAGAAGATATTGTAGGTCTTAATGCATATCAACAAAAAATTGATATCATTAGAGAACTATATCATGAGCATTAAGCACGAAGCAACTCACTGGCATAAAAAGAAGTTAGGTACTTGGCCTAACATAGATAATCCAAAAACATTCAACGAAAAAATTGCTTGGTTAAAAATTTACGATCAAGACAAAGATCAAATTACTTGTTGTGATAAATTAGCAGTCAAAGATTTTATTTCTAAAGACTTTGGCAATGATTTAATTATACCTAACACAACAACATACCCTATGGTTATTAAAGCAAACAACGGCTCAGGTGGTGTGCGTTTTGCTAATAACAAACAAGAAGAATTAGAAGCAGAAGAATTTTGTAAAGCAAAAGCATCTAAGCCTTACGGAAAAGGCAAAGGCGAATGGGCATATAGACTTATTACACCTGGCGTAGTTAAAGAAGTTAAATTAGAAGGCACAGGCGTTGACTATAAATT